TAAAAATTTAGAAATATTGTAATTATTTTATTAATTAATTATATATTTGATCTGTTTAAAAAATAATAAAATCAAATAATTTTGGTACCTTTTATAAATATAAGTAATAATAATAATAATATAATTTTTATTATTATTAATCCTATAAGTCATCGAACTTTTGGTATTTGTAGGTGTAATATCCTAAATGACAAATATTTTCTTAAATAATATTTACAGATCATACTAATAAAATATTTTAAGACGCTAATGTCTAAAAATACATTTACTTTTTATAATTATAGTCTTAAATATAATTTCATACAAAAAGCATAATAAAAGATTTTAGATATGTCTAAATGCAAAAGATAAAAAAATAATGAGAATGTCTCTATTTTAAAAAAAGTTCGATGACTTTTATGAATAGTAATATATAAAATTATTAAGTTTTGTTATTCCAACACGTAATTACTAAATATAAAAAATAAGAAAAATAAAATATTAAATTGATTTTTGAAATTAAAAATAATATTATTCAACATTAATTGTTATTACTTTGTTTGATGAAATTATATTTTTATAAAAATCAATAATATCATTATATTTAATTTCTTTGTATATATCGATTAGCATTTTTTTTTTGTCTTCGTTAAAAATATATTCGCAATTTTTAATCTGGTTATAATTATAATATGCATTTTCGGATAAAGTTTTGAATTTTTGAGATAAAACATTTATTTTTGATTCAATAATATTTTTAAATTTTTCTTCATTAAGATATTTTGGGATATTTGACACAAATTCATGAATTTTATTATTTAAAACATCACACTTGGTATTTGGTGATTGAATAACAAATTTTATTCCAATAATATATTTGTCATAGCCTTCATATCTTAAATCAGAACAATCAACAATATATCCTAATTGTTGTTTTGTTCTTAATTCAATAAAAAAGTCTTCACTAATCATTGATACCAGTATGTTATTTAACACATATATTTTAAGATTTTCAATATGATTGTTATCAATATCGGAATTGATACCATTTAAAATATCATAATTAATTAAACTTGCAGATGTCAAATTTTTCTCTTTGGGATTTATTGGTTCGAATTTTTCGGTAATATTATATTTTTGGTCACAAATTAATGGACTTTCCAGATCTTTTAAACATTTTATTTTTGGTTCATCGCAACCAACAAAACTGCAAATTTCATAGATTTTTTCCGCGTCATCAGTACTAAAATTACCTTGCATAAATAATGCGATATAGAGATATTCTGGATCTAGCAAATATTTTTTAAATTTTAATACATCGTCAAATTTTATTGATTCTAAAACTTTTATTTTATCAATGTAATTGAAATATGTTTTATAACGTTGTGAACAAAAATTATTAAATGCTTGTTTACAGGTATTTATGGTACGTTCATTATAACAGTCTTTAATTAGTGACGAAATAATTATTTGTGCCCTAGATTCGATTGGAATAAAATCTCTAAATTCATCAATTATTAATTTTAATATATCAGCTACTTTATCACTATATCCATTAATATTTATGGTCATTCCTTTGCAAGATTTTACTATGTTACAATGGTGACCAACCATATGAATAGCATATAATTTTTCATTTAGATGATCATTAAATAATTCCAAATAGATATTTAATAATTGCTGATCTTCAATATTATAACTACATTTTGTAACTAGATCCATAACAATAATAGTTTTTGGTTCGTTGAAAGATGTGTCATGACATATCCAAAATTCCAAATTAGTAAAATCTTCATTAGTAATTTGAACTACAGTTTTTTTATCTGGATTTAATGATAAATTGCTAGGTATATAAATATTTGGATTAGGTAAATGAAATATATTTTTCATGTCAGGAATATCATCAAAACTTAAATCAAGATTTGATATACCATAATTTGTACCATACCATTTTTCGACAATATTTAATGATTTATTTGTTTTGTATTTACTAGATGAGCTATGGATTATAAAAGGTTTTTCATCGGATAGAATTTCACAATATTTATAAATACTTTCATACATAAAATCACTAAAATCTGGTTTTAATTTAGAACCGGATAAAATGTGATTGTCGTCATATATATTGGTGTTTTCGGCTATATTAATGAGATAATTAACAGAAGAATTTATTGATTGATAATCAAAATTTAATTTTGATATTTGTTTCTCTTCATTATAGATAGTTTGAATATTTTCCTTATTTTTAAAAATTTCTTTTAAATAAAAATTGATGTAAAATATTATTATTTCGATAATTTTTTCTAAATTTGTATCTTCATTACCTTTATCTGTTAATGTGACTTCTATATTAAATAACGAATATAAACTATTATCATGTGAACATGTTGATAATGATTCTATCAAATTCATTTTTTTAAGGTAAAGAAATAAACTTCCTTCTCCTTCATAACCAATTATATGTGAAATAAAACCGGTAATTATTTGATCTAAAGATGATCTTGTGCCATCCATACAAGGTGTTTGCCAAAAAAAATCAAGGGTATCTTCAGATCTATTGGGACAAATTTTTATCAACGGGATTTTTTCATAACTTTTTAATAAGTTGGTAAAAGGTGGTTTAAGATTGTCAGTTTTAATTTTTTTGTTTTTGTTTTTTGATCTATCAGACATTAATTTTCTTTTTTTATTTTTAACAAGTTCATCATAATGTGACAAATCTGAATTGGATTTAACTTGTTCAAATATTTTGACTAAATTAGTTAAATAATTAATATCATGTTTAGAAACAATTACAAGAGACATTTTATCTGGAGAATAATATTCGTAATAGTGATTTAACATTTCTTTTCTTAAATTTTTAATATCTGAACCTAAACTTTTTTTATTTCCACATGCAAATTTGTTAATAGGATAATCTTTATCTATGACATCATAGACAACTTGCCAGAATTTCATATGATCATCATTGTATGTAACAAAAAATTCCGAGTCTATTGCATTTATTTCTCTTTCAATTGAATCTTCTTTGAATAAAGGATCAATAAAGAATCTGGAGAAAATATCAAGCATTTCACCAAAAGCATTGCATTCGACACTAAAATAATAAACTGTATTGTCTATTGAGGTATAAGCATTTGATTCTCCATTATGACTCGACAAAACTTGAGAATAGTGATTTTCATCTGGATATTTATCTGATCCCATAAATAACATGTGTTCTAAAAAATGCGTCAAACCTTCAATGTGTTTAGGATCATGCATTGAACCCACATTGACACGCATGACTGCATGTGATACTTCAATTTTTGGATCAGAAATTACAACAACTTTGATACCATTATCGAGAGTGATATATTTATATTCTCTATAATCATTAATACTTTTAATTAATGTTGAATTATTATTTTGAGTTGTCATTATTGATACTATATGAAAACATATCTTTTTAAAATTTTAAAATTTCAATATTTTTTATTTAATTATGACAGGATTATATACCTTGGCAATGTTTTTTAAATTTTATGTTTTAAACGTTTTATGATTTAAATTTTGATATTATTTAATTTGTGAAATAATTCAATTAAACTAAAAATTGTAAAAATTAAAAATATTAAGTATTAAAGATAATTATAGACAAATATAATTATTATTTTCCACTCTTAGTATTTTTGATTATAATTTTGTATAATATATAAATTCTATATATGACTTGTTATGGAAGTGCTGGACTTTATGTTAATGGTTATGGTTATCCCGGATATGCATATGGATATGGATTTGGAGGTTATGGTTATGCACCCTATTTAGGCAGTGGCCCAGGAGCATATGGTGCTGGTTATGCTCCATTCTCGGGATATGGTGCTTGGGGTACTCCATATGGTATATATGGTGCATATGGTTATCCTGGTTATTATGGATCACCTTATACATATGCCTATCCACCTGGATTAGCTGAAAGTGCACTAATATATGGTAGTTCTTATAGATTGGGAACATTTGGCGCTTATGGATTAGGTGCTTGCGATAATATATATGGTTTGGGTGGTTTTAGTAATTGCTATAATAATGTTAACGGTTTAGCATCGGTGGATTTAACTACTTTAACATTATCAGGTAATTCTTTTAAAATAAAGACTAGAAGGCCATCATATACATATGGATATTTAAATGTCAATAACGGTGTTAACGCAAATTATTATGGTCTAAATAATAGAGGATATAGACGAGCCTTGAATTCATTAAATATAGCTTATAACGGATCACCATTAAATAATTTAAACATTAATCAAAATGGTTCTTGCAATAATTATCCAGAAGAATATTACACTGATTATGATTATGTAGAACCATATGTTGATTATGATGATACTGGTTTATATGGTGCGGAATATGCTAATATTGTTGATGATGCAGTAGAATCAAGTAATACAAACGAATTATATTTAAATGCATCAAATAAATTAAGACAATTAGAAAATCATGATAGATTGAATTTAAGAAGACAATTAAGAATGAATGAAAATGCATTACAACGTGTAGCAGGTTATGAAGCAAGACAAATTGGTTTCAGAAGACAACGTGCTGAACAAAATTTGCGAGGAAGATTAGGCTTACTTCGCAATAGGAGGACAAATAACGGAATTGGTCGTGATCGTTTTAATAGAATTAACAGATTTGACAGATTTAGTGATTTTGATATACTTGGTCGTTCTGATCGTCAAGATCGCAGAGAAGAAAGACGCGAAAGAAGAAGAGAACGTAGGAACTCAAATATTTTTAGACGTATCGAAGATCCGGAAAGATACGAGTTTTTGAATAGACTTAGGGATAGAGTAGGTGATCGTAATAGACGTAATTTTACTAGTGATGATGATTCATCAAGTCGTGATTTTGATAAATTAAGATGTAATAGATTGAATCGTATACGCGATAGACTAGATTGTGATAGATTTGAATCGCGTGATCGTGATCGTAGAAGAGACAATTTGTGTGATTTAAAATGTCATGTTAATTGTCGTCATGAATTCCCAAGATGTGATCCAGGATGTAGACATGATTTTATGAAACAAAATTTTGCTAATTTAGATCCTAACTTAATTCACGTATTAAAAAAGAAGGAGTGTGAAGATCGCTACTATGAAAGTAATGAAAAAAAGAGGCGCAAACGTAGAAGTAACAAG